AAAACCCAATGGGTGCTTACCCAGAGTTTGACCGCTACGGACGAATCGTTTCATATTTCAAGCGTTACAAGAAATCTGTCCGCGAACTTATCGTGGAGTTCCCCGAATATGAGGTTCAGATTCTTGGGCGCGGTGGTCGCGAAAATACTGACCTTACAGCGTTGATGGACCTTGTACGGTTTGAAGATAAAGACCAAATTGTCATGTTCCTGCCTATGCAGGGCAACATGTCCAATGATTTGATGCTCAATCGTGCAAAGAATCTACTTGGTCGTGTATCTGTTGCTGTTGCACGTCGTCCAGGTATAGACCCAGACGACCCTCGTGGTCAGTTTGACGATGTTATCTGGGCACAGATTGCTCGTGCACGCTTTAGCCTGCTGGCTATGGAGGCTGCAGAAAAGTCTGTTCAGGCTCCGCTGGTTGTGCCTAACGATTTGCAGGAGTTTGCGTTCGGACCTGATGCAGTTATCCGTACCGCTAACCCAGCAGGTGTACGTCGTGTAGGTCTAGAACTACCTACTGGTGCGTTCACCGAACAGCAGGTTCTAGAGAACGAAATGCGTATGGGTGCACGTTACCCTGAAGGTCGTTCTGGTCAGATTGATGCCAGTATCATTACTGGTTCTGGCGTACAGGCTCTGCTTGGTGGCTTTGACAGCCAGATTAAGGCTGGTCAGCAGATTCTTGCCGAGATGTTCGAGCAAGTTATCGGCATTTGTTTCCAGATGGACGAAGTTCTATTCCCTGAAAGCAAGAAGACTCGCGGAACCATCAACGGTGCACAGTACGAACTTGAATACAACCCGAAGAAGGATATCTCTGGCGACTACAGCGTAAATGTACGCTATGGCTTGATGTCAGGACTTGACCCTTCTCGTGCCCTAATCTTCTCCTTGCAGGCTCTACAGGCTAATCTTGTCTCTGAAGAGTTCATTATGCAGGAACTCCCTTGGTCTATGAACGTTTCTGAGGAACGTGACCGTATAGACATCGAACGTCTACGTGCAGCACTTAACGGTGCTATTGGTGCATTGTCTCAAGCCATCCCTCAGATGGCTGCACAGGGTCAAGACCCTTCAGACATTGTTGAAAAGATTGCTAAGGTTATTGATAAGCGTCGTCGTGGTATTCCTATTGAGGAAGCAGCGATGGACATTTTTGAAAAGCCTGAGCCACCAGAGCAACCAGAAACCCCTGAAGCACCAGAAGGTGACCAAATGCTGGCAATGCTTGCGGCTCAACAAGGTGCTCCAGGCATGGGTGCTCCAGTCGAAGCAGTTGCACAAGAACCAATGATGCCTAATTCTGCTCCTGTAGTAGCACCACCTGGGGCAACTACCCCTGGGGCAGATAATACTGCAGTCCTACAGGAAGTACTTGCTCGTCTAGGCGCACAGTAATGACTACCATTATCGGAATACAGTACGATAATGGTTTCATTATGGCTGCGGATAGCCAAGTAACTGTACACCAGAGACCATTTTCTCACAGTAATGTACGCAAAATAACCGAGGTTGGACAGTACGTAATTGCTGGTTCAGGCAATGCACGATACTGCGATTCCGTTCAGTATGGCTGGGAGCCACCAGTTTACACTGATGGCGACAAGTACATGTTTATGGTTAAAGAGTTTATACCAGCGATGAAGGAAGTCCACGACAACTGTGGATACTCCTTGAAGGATGGGGAAACTTTCTACTTCCTTATCGGTTTAGAGAACGAACTGTTTTACATCTGTGAAGATTACAGCATTGTCCGCACTGAATATGGAATCTATGCCAGTGGTACTGGCGGTGAATTAGCAATGGGTGCCCTGTTTGCAGGAGCATCTGTTGAGCAAGCAATGGGAATTGCTAAAACTTTAGACATTAATTCTGGTGGAGACACCATTATAGTTAAGCGAGGAATGTAATATGGCACAAGGTGGTTACCGTAAGCCTAGCAATCCTGCACCAGTTTCAGGTCCAGGTGCGCTTTCACGTCGCACTGACGGTGGACCTACGCAGGCAGGCAAGTATATTCCAGCAAACGGTCAGTACGGTGAGGCTAAGGCATTGCAGGAAATGCAATCAGCAGCACCTATGCAGGGAAATCCTGTACCTGCTATGCCACGTGTTACCCCATTAAACGCACCAACAGAACGTCCAGAAGAGCCTGTAACCTCAGGTATGTCGTTTGGTCCAGGTAGCAACACTCCACCTGAGGTTATGAACTACCAGGACGAGGTTGCTGCACAGATTCGTGCAGCCTACGCAATGCTGCCTAACGAAGATTTACGCCGTCTAGTTCTTGCTCTAGAGGCTGAGGGACGATAGTGGCTAAAAACAAAAAGAAAATCCCTTTTAAGCCAAAGGGTACATTATTCACTTACGAAGAGTGGACTCCTGCCGCAGGCAAATACCCACACTTCGTTAAAGAGTTGTCGCTACAGGAACGTGTCAATCTGATTCGTGAGACAAGTTCACCTGAACAGTTTCCTGCACGTCTATCTAAGATTGCTTCACAGTACCCAAGCATGTCCCTAGGTAGCATGGTTGGCTTTGCTAACAATGGTGCAAGTGATGATGTTGTCGCTGCTGCGGCACGTATGGAGGCTTTGATGGCTCCTCAACCAGCAGCAACCACTAATATGGTTGATGTTGGCTCAGCAGGATATGATTACCTCACAGCCTTGAATAAGGACGAGAAGACCGCTAGTCCCAAGGATTATGAGGATGCTAAGTGGTTTGCTGGATTAAAGCGGTTTACTCGCTACGCATCAACTACAGCGTTCACTCCTTTTCAACTTGCAATTAACACTGCACGTCAAGCAGACGCAGCCTATAACGTGTGGGCAGATAAAGACGCCGTTAATAAGGGCAACGTCCAGGCTGGGGAGAAGGCTTTAGATTTTTCTCAAATTGTCAAAGACACATACCTATACCAGAACCTTGTCGAAGGTAAAGATTTAGGTGAAGGTTTTTTCTGGGGTGGCGAAGCACTAGAAGAAACTGAACGTATCGCACACCAGATTGCTACTGTCAATGGTGCTACCTACACCCCTGGTCGTGCTATCGAATCAATGCTTGGAATTGACAATACAGACCGAGGCTACGGCATAATCTCTGGCATCCTTGATGGAATTATGGGTCTAAAACTTGACCCTGTTGTTGTCACTGGACAGTTGAATCGTGCACGTGAGGCTGCTCAAAATGCAGCCAAGGCTCGTGAGGGTTCAGAGATTGGTGCAAACCTTTCGGCAATTATTGACGAGAGTGATTTTGCGCTACGCGAAGAAGCAACTAATCTTGCACGTCAGCGTACAAAAGATGCTCGTGAAAAACTAAAGCAATCTAAAGAAGATTACCAAGAAACCGCTAAGCAGGTTCTTGCAGATATCAACGAAAGATTTACTAGGTACCCTTCCGCTGTATACTTTGGCGACTCTAGTGGTGTAAGGATTCAAAGACTCTGGAAGACTTCAGGTATTGAACGAGTTTATGATGTCAAAAACCGTCTGCTTGAGCAGTTGGATGATGTCAAGAATGGTGTGCCATTACGTTTAGGTGAAACTGGTGGCGTTCTCAAGGGCACTAAGGCTGAGAACTTTCTCAATCAGAAGATTAAAGAAGTTGACGCTGAAATTGACACCACTCTTCTAACCATCTATGAAAACCTAGACCCAGAAGTTGCTGGCATTATTGGTGCTGCTCGCAGTGCAGCAACGTCTGCCGCAGAAGAACTAAAGGCTTCGTTGAACCCTGCTGGTCGCAAGGATGAAATCGAACGATACGTTCTAGAGAATCGCATGGGATTCCTGCAAGGTGTTGACGGTTGGAGACTTGAAGCCGAGAAAGCAAAGCAGTGGCTCGCAGGTGGCGAAGCAGACGAGTTCCTACAGACTCTTGCTAACGCTACCAGTCCATACGAGATTGACAAACTTACACGCTTCAAGTTTGGTCCAGAACTAGCAGCACAACTTGCTGATACTAAAAACATTGACGAGGTTGAAGCAATCCTTCTACCTAAGATTGGGCTAGAGGTTCTACCAAACGCTAAGCGTGGCGTTGTTGGTCGCTATGTTGCACAGCCTTTATCCAACCTAGCATTGCGCATGGCGCCAAAGACTGTTGCAACCGAGAAGGTTCGTCGTGTCATTAACTCGGCATTAGATTACAAGCCAACTGGTCGTCCTGTACACCTACAAGACACCGCTTCTTTGGTTGAAGAAACTCGTCGCTGGATGGTTACTGCTCGATACAACGAAGATGAAGTTGCAGCAGTATGGGACCGTATCGCTAAGAGCGACCCACACAACTACCAGGAACGTCAAGGCATTATTCTTTCAATGCTTGATAGGACTGCCGCAAAGTATGCTGACGATTTGAAACTATCGCCACGTATGCGTAGCAATCTACAGCGTTTGGTAACTGCATACAATAGTGAACTTAGTGGCTTGCGCCAATACTCATCACGTGTTGCAGATAACTTTGGTGACAAGGTTATTGTCCATGGTGAAGAGATTGACCTAACTGACACACCACTGTCTATTGCACAGTTCGCTAGTGAAATTGTTTTGCCTGATGTGTACAAGGTTCGTGAACTAACTGGCAACATCGCAAAGATTGCTCGATACGTTGACAACAAGATTGGCGAAAATGTTGACATTGCTGAACGTGCAGCGTTCGCTGGCAGTCGTGCAATACGTTCCGCTAGTGACGGTTTCCTACGCTCAGTCCTAATCGTTGGTCGTACTGCGTTTGTTATTCGTAACATCATGGAAATGCAGGGTCGTTCATTCCTTGCTGGTGGTGCAAACCTACTAACTAACCCAGTTGCAATGACTACAATGCTAATTGGCAATAAGTCTAAGAGTGGTAAGTTAGCAGAACTTGCACGTGCAAAAGACCCATACACTGTAGATATTAACGGTCTACGTTTCGTTGACCAAGGCGATAGTGGAGCATTTGACCAAGAGATTATTGACTCGTACTTCAGGTTCATGACCGAACGTGGGTTCTCTTTTGATGGACGTAGCAGTCGTGGCGTTGCTTCAAGTGGAGAGTTCAAACTTATTCGCTTGAGCGAACGAGGTGTAAATGCTGATGAGTTTGCCGATGCTTTAGCACATCGCCTACTACTTCATCGTGCAGACCCAATCAAACGTGCATTGGCTTCTGGTACAATCCCTAGAGGATATCAGCGTCTAGTTTCTTCTGGCAAGATGACGTTTGAAGAAGCGTTCATTCAGGCTGTACGTGATGGTGCTTTTGCTAACCAGATTGACATCATGCGTAAGTCTAGTGAACCTCTACGTCGCCTTCTTGAAAGCCCCGAAGGTATGCGCGTATTGTTCTTCACTGGCAAGAACTCTTACATGAATGAACTAAAGAACGACACTCTTGGTATTACCGAGTGGATGAAGTTCATTGCTGATGGTGCAATAACTAGCACCAAGAACTTTAAGAGTGGTCCTAAGACTAAGACTGTTTTTGAGATGTCGCAAGACTTCGTTAGAAACTCTCGTGACCTTCGTAAGATTATCAGTGATGAACTTGTTGAAGGTAATGAAGCGTTTGTTCGTGCACAGCAGATAGAACTTCCTTATGTTGAAAAAACATTCATGGACAAGAATCTGTACAACAAGTTTGCTGAAGCATTCTTCCGAGTATCTGGTAGAGCAGAAGTTCGTGCTGTCCTAGGTCCAGAGTATCGCGTAGCGTACTGGGAGGCTGTGGCTGAACTTGCTCCGTTGATGAACAAGAGCACCGCACAGAAGTTCCTTGACGGTGCAGTTGACATCAAGAAGACTAAGGTTGCCGAAGAACTAGAAGACGGAACAATCGTCTACCAGGCTTGGACTAAAAAGAATCCAGCCTTCAACGATATTGTTCAGGCTGCCAAGAACGGTGACGGTCCGCTAACTGCAAAGCAGATTGACGAATACGCCAACACTGCTGCATCAAAGAAACTAGGAAGTTTGTACTACGATGCACTGCAAAAGCGTAACTTCATCTATGCCGCACAGTTAGTTATCCCATTCGCCAACGCTTGGGCTAACACTCTAGACAAGTGGGCTACGTTGTCACGTAATCCTAACCGTCTAGCATCTCGTGTGCTACCTGCCATTAAAGCGTTCTCTACTGCACAGTCACAGGAATCTTCCGCAATCTACGATGTGCTTGGTACACGTCACGACCCAACACAAGGTTTCATTTATGAAAACCTTTACGGTGAGAAAGTATTCACTGTTCCGATGACTGGTTACCTACGCACAATGTTTGGATTGTTCGGTGACCCAAAGGCAGCAGACATCACTGTACCTGTACAGTCGTTGAACCTTCTTTTGCAGGGTGCTGACCTTCCTGGAACTGACCTTGGTATCACGCCTGGTGTCGGTACGCTATGGAACGTTGCATACAGTTCGCTACCTATTAAGTTGAAGGAGTCGGTTCCACCTGTAGTTGCTGACATTATTGCACCTTACGGTGATAAGGCTGGCAATCCTATTGGTGCCGTTCTTCCTGCTTGGGCACAGAAAGTCGTCGGCGGTATTTTCCAGACTGAAGATTCGTTGAAGTTTGTTAAGCCAATTATGGCTAACATGGTTTCAACTAATCCAAAGTTTATGTCGCTGTATGACGGTACGCCACTAACTGTTGAGCAGAGGTCGCTACTGCAAGAAGAGTTAGTAACTGTCGCTATCACACAGTCACGTCAGCAGTATGCCTTGCAAGGACTTATCCAGTCCGTATCGCCAGGTACACCATTGTACGAATACTACGCTTCAAACAAGAATGGTGACTCACTATTCCAGTGGCAGTTATCTAAAGCATTGAATCAAATCATTGATGTGCATGAAGGTAACTACGACATGGCATACAACGAGTATGCCACTATGTTTGGAACCCAAGCAATCATGGCTACCGTTAGTGTGAATAAGGATTTGGTTTTCGCTACCGACAGGGCTTGGAAGTTTGCTACAGAGAATCCTGAGACCTTCAAGGCTTATTCCGATGTGTTGCCTTACTTCTTTGCTGGTACTGACTTCTCTAGTGCGTACCGTACGGCAATGATTCGTCGCGGTCAGGGTGGAAAGTTGACTCCTAACGAGGTCCTCGAAGAAGCCGATAAGTTGACGATGAGTGCAGTAAAGGGTCAGTTGGCTATCTACGCTACACGTAATGGTCTTGGTGCTGATTGGATTGATTCCAAGATGTCTGCCTACAAGATGGACACCTTCCAAGGATATGAGCCTGAGGTTAGTTTAAGTGTTAACCGTTTGGCTCAAAAGATTGTAAAGGTTGAGTCGGCACTACGTCGTCCCGAACTTGCTCAGACTCCTGCTGGTTCAGCAGCAGTTAAGTATGTTGAGGCTCGTAACCAAGCATTGAAGGAATCTGCTTTGCGTTATCCAGACCGCAAGAATCCTTCTTTGAGTGGTGTTGATAATGCTGATTTGCGTATGAGACTTGAACAGTTAGGTTCACAGTTATCTGTTAATAATCCTGATTTTGCTAACTTGCATCAGCGAGTTTTCCTTCAGGAATTGAGAAAGGGCTAGTATGGCTGACGAAGATAAGCGCAATACGGTTGTTATTGACGTAACAGACACTAACAGTATTCGTGTTCCTGTTGACGCAATGGGTGGCAAGAAGTCTAAGGTCATCAAAGTAAAGCGTACTACGACTAAGAACCTTCCAATCCTATACTCCGACCCTTCCTCTGAGGCTCATAACTTAGTCTACGGAATGTCGGAAAAGAAACTAATCAGCCTACAGGAAACATTGTATGCGGCTGGTTTCTATGACTCTAACGATATTGTCATGTATGGTCGTCGCCGTCCCTCTGATATCACTGCCCTTTCACGTGCTATGGAAGAGGCTAACGCTCGTGGTGAAACTTGGCAGGCTGCTTCCAACTTCCGTATTCAGATGAACGCATTAAACCCAACCACTACTACAACAACCAGTGGTGGTGGTAGTGGTTCAAAGAGTGGTGGTTCTATTAACCCTGCTGGTTCATTGCAGATTACTGGTGCAAAGAACGCTAAGGAAATCCTCAAAGCAAAGTACAAGCAGTACGGTGGCGTAACCAATCTAACCGATGCTGAGTTCACTAAGGCTTATGACAAACTTGTCAAGGCTCAAACTGCTGCACCAATCAAGTACGGTACACAGAAAATCAAAGGCAAGTATTACACTGTTCAGATTTCTGACGGTGTTAATGCCGAAGATTTCTTTACCGAATATGTCTTGAACAAAATCAACTTTGGTTCAGAAGATATCGGTGGTATCGCTGCGGACAATGTAACTATGTCCAAGGAGATTGCCAAGATGTATGGCGTTTCTCTAAGCACCGCTGAGTTATCCAAGTTAGCCAAGGGTTTAACTGAACAGTCTATGACTTCCAACGATGTTCGTAAAAAGATGATTGACAGAGCAAAAATCAAATACAAGGCTCTAGCCAATGACATTAGCGAAACTGTTGGTGTTCAGGATTTAGTTAGTGACTACATCAGCAAGATGTCTAGCACTCTTGAAATTGATGCTTCTCAGGTTAAATTGGCTGACATTGAATCTGCTATTACTGGTGACACAGTTATGAATCTTTCTGACTTTGAAAGAACATTAAAGAATGATGAACGTTACAAGTACACAAATAAGGCTCGCAGCGATGCTGCTTCGTTCGCAACTAACCTTGCGGCTGTCTTTGGATTCGGAGCAGTTTAATGGCGTTATCTGATGAAGAAGTTTACCTAGCCATATTCGAAGCACTGACTGGGATGAAGGCAAAGGATGAACCTTGGCTAAGGGAACTCTATGCCGTTGGTAGCGAATACATCAAATCTGGTCAGGTTAAGTCTGACGACCCAATCATATTCGACATCATCCTAAGTGACAAGAACGCTCCTGAGTCCTACAAGAAAAGGTTTGAGGCTGTCTCCTTCCTAAAGGACAAGGATACAGGTTTCGAACCTACTGTTGCTCAGTACATTCAAGCAGAGCAACGCTATAAGCAGGTGTTTGCTGCCACTGACCTACAGGAACTATCTAGCAATGCTCAAATTGCAGAGTTCATGAAGAACAGTGTTTCACCTGATGAACTTGCTGGACGTATTGATGGTGCTTTCAAGGCTATTGATAATGCCGATGAGTTCACCAAGCAAGTTCTTGCCGAACGTTTCCCATCGTTGAACCGTACAGACCTTGCTAAGGGTCTGCTTCTTGGTTCTAGTTCCGCTCAAACCTTGGCTAAGAAAGTCTCGCAAGGCTTTGCTTATACCGAAGCGAAACGTGCAGGGTTTGCTGGTACTGGAATTGCAGAATCAGACATTGCCGCTCAGGGACTCTCTCAGCAGGAACTCCGCAAGGGTTATCAAAGTATCGCATCTGCTAAGTCTGGTCTTGAAACTGCCGCTAAGCGTTTCGGTGAAACACCTGCGGACATTCAGACTGAACTTGAAAAGGAAGTCCTTCTTGGTCAAAAGTCTGCTAAATCTAAGCGTCTCGCTTCCCAGGCTCGTGCAGAGTTCCAGAAGGAATCAGGCATTACCACTGGCTCATTGAGCCGCAAAACTTCAGGGCTAATTTAAGCCACAATCACCCAAGTGTTACGGCAGCACATCGGTCTCCAAAACCGAGGGACAAGGTTCAATTCCTTGGGGTGGTGCTCAGACGGAATCCACCAGCCTCCGTCTTGTAAAAGACTGGTAGTAGGTC